TCGGTGCTTGCGGCGAGTGCGCGTTCGCCAAAGCCACAGGCCGCTACTGGAGCGGAGGGGTCAACACCTTCAAGGCGGCAGCCGATGTGGGGCGCGAGATCGAGGTGCGCACCCGCTCCAAGCACACCTACGACCTGATCGTCCGGCGCGACGACAGCGATTCGAGCGCTTTCGTGCTGGTCACTGGGGGGCCGAAGGACTTCGTGGTGCACGGGTGGATGCGAGGCGAAGACGCCAAGCGGCCTGAGTTCCTGGCTGATCACGGCAATCACGGGGCGGCGTTCTTTGTTCCCAAGAGCGCGCTGCGCCCCATGCACGAACTGGAGGGCCGACTGTGAACACCACCACCATGCAGACGTTCTCTGGCAAGCTCATCGACCTGGCCAAGTTCACGCACCTGGACGTCAGGCTGACTGACATCTCTCACGCCCTGAGCATGATCAACCGGTTCACTGGTCACAGCACCTCGCCCTACTCAGTGGCCCAGCACAGCGTCCACGTGAGCCGGCTGCTGCCCGACGACCTGGCACTCTGGGGCCTGCTGCATGACGCCAGCGAAGCCTACTTGGGCGATGTCGCCACGCCTCTCAAGTCCCTACTGCCGTGCTACCAGGAGATCGAGGAGCGGGTGCAGCGGGCCGTTGCTCGCGCCTTTGGTATGCGCTGGCCGATCCCGGAGCCGGTGAAGCTGGCGGACCGCGCGGCGCTCGCGGCAGAGAAGGCTGCCCTGTTTTCGGTGCAGCACGACTGGGGATTGGGTGAGTGCATGCCGGCCAGGATCGGCGTCCCGCTCCCCTGGTACGAAGCCAAGTCAGAGTTTGAGTCCCGGTTCAAGGAGATCGTGAAATGAAGAGTGTTGTGCAGATGGAGAGCGAGCGAGTGAAGTACCAGAGCGGTGCGGTGCGGTCCTCCGATGCGGAGGCGACGCGGTACGACCTGGTCAGTCCGATTGGCCTGGCTGCCGTAGCGCAGGCCTGCGCAGAGGGCGCGGAGAAATACGGCAACTACAACTGGGAGCGAGGCATGCCGGCTCGCGACATGATCAACCACGCCCTGCGGCATGTGTACCTGTTTCTGGGAGGGGACAGGAACGAGGACCATCTGGGCCACGCCGCCTGGAATCTGATGGGCGCAATTCACTCTCTTGAGGTGTGGCCGGAGCTCAATGAGGGGACTCTTCGTACCGGCTTTTGCGAGGCGCCAGTTAAGTGACCACAGAAACGAGGGAATGGAGTCCCTCTTTCGATGCCGAGCAGGCGTGGAAGGACTTCATGGTGGGCGTCATGGCCCACACGGTAACGCTGTGTAAGTGGCTGGGTAAAAAGCACTCGGCCCGCCGGATTGCGATGCGGCAAAACGGCCCCAGCCGGCAGCTCTACAACGCTGCCGTCGCCTGGAGGTGGGTGTTTTGGGGGCCCGAGAGCGAGCTGACCCTGGAGGAGGTCTGCCTGCATCTCGGAGTAAGCGCCCCCAGAGTGCGTTCCAGGATCATGGCAGAGAGTGGGGCGCACGGGGACATAAACCAAGTGGTGGCGAAAGTCCTGTACTTGGCGGAGGTGGAGTATGCCCAGCATTGCCGAAAAGCTCCGCGTTCTGGTGGAGTGGTCGCCGTTGATTGGGCTGGTCTCCGCCGTTACCGGAGCGTCTACCCCGTTGGATCGAGCGTTGAAGATTTTTGCCGTGTTGCGCTGGGTCGCGGACAAGACGGACACGCAAATCGACGACCACGTAGTCGATCTGCTCGAGGACATTCTCAAGACGCCAGAGGGCCAGGCCCTGTTCGAGTACGTGCAGGCGCTCGCGACAAACCTGGCCCAGCAGGAGGTTGAGTCGTGAGCGTTCTGGGCTGGGTGGCCGTGCTGAGCTTGCTGGCGGCAGTGGGGACTGCGCTGGGGCCTGCGTTCGTCGCAGTCCGGCGCTCGCCCCTGGACGTTGCCAGCCGGGCCGGGTGGGTGAACCGCCTGCTGCAGCTGGCTGAGGATGCCACCGCCGCCGAGCAGGCGTCAGTCGCATCTGCGGCTCGCGCCCTGATCGACGCGCTCGTGGAAGGACCGAAGCCGGCCGGGAAAGGGAAGTAGCCATGCCGGGTCGCCATGTTCTGTCCGCCGTCCTGCTTGCGGTGGCCGTGATCGCCGGCGCCGTGTCGGCGGTAGGGGTGCCCAAGCTGCCAGTCCCCGTCGCGCCGGAAGCTGAAGGCATTCTTGCTGGCGTCTCGCGCGGCGACGCCGCCAACATCCGGGCGTTCTACGAGGCGCTCGCCGACATCGTCGCGCGGGACGGGTCCAGCTCCAAGCCGCTGGTCTCGACCACCCTCCAGCTGCGCCAGCGGCATGAGCACGCGCTCCGCATGGCGTTTGCTCACACCGGGATCGTGGGGAAGTACCCGCAGCTGGGCGAAAAGCTCGACGCCTATCTCCTTGAGGCGATCGGCAGCACCGACGTGCCGCTGACTCCAGACCTGCGCGACAAAGCAGCCCGGGCATTCCTTGCCGTGAAGTAGGTGCCCGGATGTCGGACGTGTATTCTCCAGAAGAAATCGTCCGCCTGTACGACAACGGGCTGTTCGGGTCGTACTGCGACCCGGAGGATACGGCGCTTCTGGTGCGCTCGCTGCCGATGCCGTTCTTCGGCAACACGCTGGCTGAGACGGGAGCCGGCAAGCTGAGCCTGCCCTTTCAGGCGGTCGTGTCGTTCGAGCAGGCCACCGGACGGAGGCCATACGACGAGGCGCAGACGACGGGCGATTGCGTAAGTCATGCCCTGCGAAACGCCATCGACGTAGCCCGTGCCAACGACCCTGACCTGGCCTCGACTGAGGACTGGATCGACCGGACGGCGACCGAGCCGCTGTATGGTGCGCGCGGCCACGCCGGCCAGGGGGCGGTGTGCTCACAGCTGGTGCGCTGGGCCCACCGGACAGGCGGCTGCATGCTGCGCCGAAACTACCCCGAGCTCAACCTCGACCTGTCCAAGTACAACGCTCAGATAGGGATTCGGTGGGGCATCCCTGGCGTCCCGGCTCCAGTGACGGATGCCGCCGCCAAGCACCGAGTGGGGACCATCAGCCTGATCCAGGACTGGCATCAGGCGCGCGACGCCATCGCCAACGGGTATGGCGTGCTGTGCTGCTCGGACGTGGGCTTTCGCCATTCGCGAAACGCGGACGGCATGAGCAGCCCGCAGGGGACCTGGCATCACGCGATGGCCTGGACGGCGGCGGACGACACGCGCCCAGGCGACTGCCGGTTCCTGATCCAGAACAGCTGGGGTCTGAGCTGGATCCAGGGGCCGCTGGTGCACGGCCAACCAGGCGGTTCGTTCTGGGTCAGCCAGTCTGCGGCCCAGCGGATGATTGCGCAGGGAGGGACATGGGCCGTGAGCAACGTCAGCGGATTCCCCAGGCGGCAGCTTAAGGACTGGGGAGCAAAGGCGGTGCTCGGATGAAGATCTCAGTCCCGCTCGTGGCAGTGTGGCTGGCGTTCGCGCCGGCCTCTGATGCGCCGCCGCCCAAGCCAGTCCCGGTCAAGTGCTGCGGCAAGTGCGGCGGGACGGGCATGGTGCCTACCGGCGACGGGATCACGAGGGTCTGGTGCGAGTGCCCAGCCACCTGCCCATGCGCTGCCAAGAGGCCCAAGCCGCAGCGCTGCGAGAACGGGGTGTGCCGATGAGCGACGAGCGCACGGAAGACCGAATCCGGAATCTACGGGATGCAGGCGAGGAGATCGGCATCTCGCAGGTTGGTCCACGCAAAAGGTCACAGCCCGCCTTAGGCCGTTCCCGGCTGCTGGCACCTGCTACGGACGGCATGATGCAGAGTGGCAACAAGGGCGGCAATGTCCGCACGGCTATCAAGAAGGAGCGCAACACGGGGATAGGCAGGCCCCCGCCTGGCCAGAAGCTCAGGCCAGACAAGGACGGGGCGTTGGAAGTGTGGGATCCACGCGCGGAGTATGACGCCCGAGACCATCGGACCTAGCCAATGAGCGTGCTTGAGGGGCTGCGCTGCAACCAGCCCAAGAAAACTCCCGGCCATGACACCAAGTCCCACGTCGTGCGGGCCTGCAAGGAGGGCGACGAGAAGGTCGTCCGCTTCGGGCAGCAGGGCGTCGAGG